AAAAATTCTCGCAAAAAAATACAAAATGATACTGAACCATTGCTTGATGAGCCTGATGAGCATGTCGTCGGAGCTCTTAAAGTAGCCAATAAGCACATTTGAGGAATATAAAATGACAACTCAAAACAAGGCGCTCAATCAGCCAGCATACAATTCTTCTGCCTGGGATACGCCACTAAATAATAATTTTGGCTACCTTGATGCTTCGCTAGGAAATACCGCAACAATTTCTGACAATACTGGTCGAGCTTTAACATCTTCTGAATATCAGTGCATGCGTTTGTATTTCACAGGAACCTTGTCATCTGATCAATCATTCAGCATACCATCTGGCATAGGTGGCTTTTGGATCGTCACAAACAGAACAACAGATTCTTCTGCAGCTGTTCCTTGTTATTTGACAATAACGAGCGGTGGCGGTGGCACTTCAATTACAATCCCTAGAAGCATTTCTGGAACTGTTTTGACAAACGTAACAGTTTATAGTGATGGAACTAATATAAATTATGCCGATAATAGTTTGACACCAGCAGGAACAGTAATAAGTCATGCAGGCTCAACAGCTCCGACAGGATATATTTCTTGTGATGGAAGTGCTATTGCTCGTTCTACTTATTCAACCCTTTTTGCTGCAATTGGAACAACTTGGGGATCTGGCAACGGAACAACCACATTCAATATTCCAGATCTTCGTGGATATTTTTTACGCGGTTCTGGAACAAGTTCAAGAGATCCAGACAGCCCTCGTGCAGTAGGTTCAGCACAAGCTGAAGCATTTTTGAGTCATACTCATACAGACTCAGGACACACGCATGGGTATTCTGCATATGACTCTGTAAGAAATGCTGATGGTTCTGGTTCACCTTTCCGAAACAATGCAGTTTCAGCTACCACTTCTATTGGCTATGCTAACCTCCAAGCAACAGGTGGTGCTGAAACACGACCAGATAACGTCGCTGTTCTTTACTGTATAAAATTCTAAAATATGACTCCGGAGGAATTCGAGGCTATCGTAAAACTCCTCCGGGTTTTCATTGCTCTTTTGATAGTTACTTTCGCCTTTAGGCTTGGAAGAACATTTTATGAATTGTTCTTCATAAATTAACACGTGTTATTTTAGCATCCCATATCACAGATTCAGTTATTTTTGTAGGATCTTTTGCATCTTGCGTTAAAAACTGCGTTTTTATTGGACCAATGCCGATCGCCATCCAATAGCGCGCTCCTGTTGCTGACTTCCCATCCCAGTTTTGTAGATATGAAAATTTGATAACGTCTGGATAATAAGTTCCGAAAACGCTTACTTGCGATATTCTTTCCTCAAATGCTACGATTTGAGTGCCATTGCTCGCTGCAGGAGGCCAGCATTTGAAAAAATCAAATTTAGGATAATTTATATATGTTGATCCAATGTTCTGGAATTCTCCCCAGCCAATTGGCGGGTTGAGAACAACTTTCTTGTTGCCAGGATAATCATCCCTCCATTCAGCAATACCGAAACCAGTGCGATATTGGTAATACCATTTATTCAGCCAAGTTCCTGCTGAATCATAATTATTGTAAAGCATCGAGTCACTTCCCTGATCATAGGAAAAGACTGATGTAAAATTCGGAGCACCTTCAGAATAATAATCAAATCTTCGGAGCTCGTGAGTTTTGAACAAAGGCCAATATGCTGGAACGAATAATTTATCAGTCATATTTATTCCTCATTGATCGAAAAATTCCATCCATGTATTTATGACATATTTATCGCCACTCAAAGGAGGATTTCCTCTGTGTGTGTGAGTAAATCCGCTTGGCGACATTATCAAAGTTCCTGTTTTAGGTTTAATCCTTAAACGCTGATAAAGAAACTCTGTTTCGCCACCTTCTTCAACATCGTTCAAATAAGCCAAAACGAACAATATTCTCGGAGAATGCTCTTTTGAATCATGTTCGCAGTGCCATACATGATATCCTTGTGTAGGCTTGACATGTTGAATTTTTATAGATTCGCAAATCCTGTGACGATTGACGGAGGCTAATGCCCCGTATTTTGTAGAATATTCTCTGTAACAATTCCATATTGCATCTGCAAATTGTTTCATAAATACTTTATTGACTTTTTGTATATCAGGATCTTTCTCAAGATGCAAATAATACATCTGAGTTTCTTTTTCCATCGGGGAAACTCGATCATCTTGCTGACGAGAAACTGTTGAATTAAGTTTATCGACATATTCATAATGATCTATCATTTTATTGCATACATCTCTTGAAAGAGCATTTTCAAATATGCCAATAAAATTATCTATAGTCATCATATTCCCGCTCTGCTTTTATTAGTTCTATTTTCTCTTTTATAATCTTAAAACGAGCAGCGATTGATTTCCAATTTGAAGCTCCATTCAATTCTTCTGACATTTGTTGGTAAGTCAAGCCTCTGCTGCGCAGTGCCAATAGTTTTTCTTCATATGGTGTCAATGCAGAAGGATCTTTCAAAGAATGCATAGCCTCAACGGTCATAATTATTCTCCTGAATGTGACCGACATAGTTGCCGCTTGAGCCATAGAAATTGGTTTGACCGCCTATTGTGTTCGAGCTGCCCAAAAGCTCCCCGCTAGAGCCATGATAATAGGTCTGGCTACCATTTGTCGTTGCGCCGCCTTCATAATTGCCGCTTGAGCCATAGAAACTGAAATTGTCCTGAGCCAACGCGCTAGTCGGCGAAAGCAGAATTGCTATAATCAAAAATCTTTTCATTTTCGCCTCTCGTCAATCCACCAAACAAAAGCTCCAACGAGAGCAAAGACAGAAGGCAAAAGAACCAAAATAAATTCTGACTCTTTTTTAACTGCTACAAAGTCTTCCATCTTTGCCTCTTTTATTTACTTTTTGCCGTTCGCTGCTTTTGGCAGACCAACTGAAACCGTAACACTCTCTGACTCTTCCAAGGTCTCATCTTCTGGCAGGTTGTCCAAAAGATCGGAGATCTTGAGGAGCGTAGCAGAGCTTTTGACTTGGTCTTGTGACACGAGAGGAAAATGTTCATATTCCTTTTCCATCTTTTTATGAACATGCAACAATTGGAAAATTGTATCAATCCTCAGCCCATCATCGTCTGAAAAAGGATCAGCCCCTCTCCCATGAGCAACACGAGCTTCTTGAACTGCATTGGTAGCAATCGCACGCAAACGAGACTCGATATTAAAACCGCTATCAACTACTTCAGTCATTTCCCTTCTCCTATATGTATCCTAACTCTAACTCTCGGAGCATTCACGTTAATTTTCTTCTTACGGAAGCTCTGAAAGATCCCCGCTGCATAGGCTGAACAAGCTATTCCTGCAACGAAAATTACTGGGTATAATGATATCGTAAGTGGGTCAATATTCTTCATATTAACCTTCCTTTTTCTGCTCCTCTGCTAATCTTTGAAGTTCGATTATCTCTTGAAGATCAGCATCAGATAAAGCTGCATAGGCTGCATCATCTAATTTTTTGAAAGGTCCTTCGATTCTATCGCCTTTTCTGAACCAGGCAGTATCTTCCTGCCAGAAAATTTCATAGCCTCTTTTAGTTGCTTTCATAACAGCCAACGCATCCATAACAACCTCACTTTTTATTTTCTAGCCAGACTGTCATGCAGTGTGGCCCTTGATGACCAGAACTTTTAATAATAAAAGGCTCTTTGTTGTAAGCTATTTTCATCTTCAAAGAGCGTATCGCTCCGACGATCAATTGCCGCGCATTGAACCTTTCATCTTCTTTGAAAACGATCTTCGCTAAATCTAACGTAGATATTTCCTTGCCATTCTTAGGCAACGCGCTGAACACAGCGCGCTCCCTGTTCGAATAATTTATCTTTCGATTTTCACTTAGATTTAATTTCATAGCGAATTTCTTTTCCTTCTATGAACTTGTTAACTTCCCAAGGGAGATCATACTTTTCCTGCGCAGCCAATAGACCCTTGATGACGAGCTTCAAACGGCCATAATTTTCTATGGCATCATTTCCATAGACTAATTTCGTTAGCTGGCTGATGCTCAAATAAGGCGCTTTGATCAATGCGCGGAGGATGTCTGCGCGTTTTGAATCAGGATGAACGCCATAAGCAACAACAGGATCATTAGAATTTGAATCCTGGACTCGCAGTGGCTCTTTCTTTTTAGACTTAACTTCCACAACTGGCATAACCTTTTCCTT